TTATCAAGGCATTGTATTCGCGCTGCATGTCCATAAGGCTATAGAGCCACTCCCGCTCTGCCTGCCGTGCTTTTTTTGCGCCGTTGGCCACGGTGTCGTAAATCTGTGCTATCCCGGCAAGGATATCCTTAACGCCGCTCATATCTCCGGCCACCACACGGGCGATTCCCTGCCCCATGTTCACCAGCCCTTCTGTCAGGTTCATCACCGCATCCACCTGCTCATCGCCAAAAGCGGCAGCAAACACGCTTTCAAAAGCTTTCACCATGCTAATGCTTTCATCCATTGCCCGGCTAAACTTATCCACGGTTCGCGTTATCTCCTCGCTATCGCCTGAACTAATCGCCTTTATCATTTCATCGAAACTATCAGACAAGGCCTTAAATGGATTCTTTTGGATGCTGAGCTCCTCCAAGTCCTTGTACTTATCTTGCAACTTGCTGAACTCATCCACGGTCATGCGCACCTGTCGCGTCACTACTTCGCCCTGGTCGTTTATGCTTTCCACATCCACAAGCATAAAAGTTCTGTCTCCCTGCGTTTCGGTTTCGGCACTGTCAATCACACGGCGGGTTTGTTCCATCAGGCGTTGGATGGCATCTGCACTCAGCTTTTCGAAATCACTGAAAATGGTTTTCAGGTAGGTATCATTCTGGTTTTTCAGCTCCATCACAGCGGCAGAATACTCTGCATTGAGGTTTTCGAGGGCGGCCTTGGCCTCTTCGGTTCCTGCCTGTTCCAGCACCTTGCGCTTTTCCTGGTAGTCCTTGGTCAGGCTCATCATCTTAGTGGTGTAATTGCCGTAGGTGTTCAGCAAGCCTTTAAGCTTTTCGTTGTACTTTTCATCCGTGGCAGCCAGCTCCACTTCCACAACCACTTTTTGCTTATATCCCTCTTCAGAAGTGTCATCTATGGCCCTGAGCTTTTCGTTCAGGTAGCTTTTAAAAGCCATGATGTCATCATCATAGAGCTTCTTTTTCTGCTGTATTTCAGTTTTTAGGGCATCTACAGCATCGCCGGTTCCAAGCAAGTCTTGTTTTTCAGAAGTAAACACTACAAGCTCTGTGTTCTCCTTATCCGTTCGCTTGGTTTTGCTCTCAAGCTCCGCTATCTTGCTGTTAATGTATTGCAGATAGGAATCACCCTGCTTGGTGAGCTCACTGAACATTTCATTAGCTGTCTTTTTATCTGTAGCAGCTACAAACTTGTAATAATTAGCATAAGCATCTTTCTTTTGCTTCAGCTCTTGTTCTATCTGCCCCTGTATGTCTTTTTCGCGGCCTATGCGGCCAAGGATGGCATTTTGTTGGTCAAGCAGCGTCCGGATCATCTCGCTTTTGGCTTTCTGCTTTTGCAAAATGGAAACCTCCAGGTCATTAAGGGTTTTTTGCTGCTCAACCGTTAGCTCGTTAACATCATTAGTATCATTCTCAAGCAGCATCTGTTCGCGGGTAAGCCTCAAACGTTCCTGCACATCATCAATTTCCATCTGCGCGGTGCGTTCGCGTAAACGCATGGCTTCCTTAATCAGGCGGAGCCGTTCCCGTTCGGGGCGGCTGTTATCTTTTGCTTTTGCCCTCAGGTCTGAAATCTTCACATCCAGCTCGGCAATCTCTTTGCGGGTGGCAAGGTCTCTAAGGTCAAGGTCATAGAGCTGCTCTGCAAGCTCGGCCTGCCTGCTGGCTGCCTTTTCGGCCTTCTTGCCAAACTCCACAATTTTGTTGCCGGCATCTTCTATACCAAAAGCAAACTGCGTGGTTGCATTGCCAAGGTCTTGAAATCCTTCTTTCCAGTCTTTAGAAAATATTTTAACCACCGAACGCCCTATATCAATGATAGCTTCTAAGCGTTTAGTCACCTGGTTACCCAAGAAGGTCACCAGTTCCTTCATAGCCTCTTTTGGATTGGTAAAGGCTTTATACAGCCATTCACCCACCTTGCTAACCACATTAAGCAGGCTGTCGAGGATTTGCCTGAAATAGGCAGAACCTTTAGCAAACGCCCGCTGTCCGTCGCTGCCACGTCTGAACCATGTGGTGAGGGCTTTAATTCCAAGTACGATGGCGGCAATGATGGCCCCCAAGGGTGTGGCAATAAACCGTAAGCTGGCCTGAATCATCTGTTTCAGGCCGCTCACAGTTTGCCCGATTGGGCCCGGGGCAGCCTCAAGGGAATCAACGAATGAGCGGTTACTTGCCTCCGCCTTGCTGATTTCACCCTGCAATCCTTTCATTTCCTGCCGGAGCTTACCGCCAACATCTTTGTTTTTGCGCTCTTCGGCACTCAGCGAGTTATACTGTTTTTCAAGCTCGCTTAATTTCTGCTTCATGCCGTCGATGGAGGTGGCGGATGCCGTTTTTAATCCTTTCAGGCTTTCCTCAAACTTGCCCGTTTCACTCTCTAAGCTTTTGATAGTTTGCAGCATTTTGCCGCCTATCTCATCATTATTACGCTCTTCGGCAGATAAATCCTTGTAGGTTTCCTTAAGCTGCTTGAGCTTGGTCACCATTTGGTTGTAGGAGCCCTCAACCTGGTTATTTAGCTGGATTTCTTTTTGAAGCTCGGCACTCAGGCTACTTGCCTGGCTCTTGAGGTTGGCTTGCTGAACGGATAAGCGGGCGGAGCTTTCAGCATACTGCTTGCCGCTGATTTTCCCGGCTTCGTACTGCTCTTTGAGGGAGGCCTGCGCCTGCTCGGCGCTCTTCATTTGGGTGATGACTTTTTGCAAGGTAACGGCCTGCGTCTTGGCGTCGGTGCTCATGGCATTGAATGCCTCGTTAGATGCATCGAAGAGGCTGCGGTAACTCCGCGCCCCCTCGGTGCCCATGCGTTTAACAGACATTCTCACCTTATCCACCTCTTGCTCGAGGTCTCCTTTCAGTACAAACTCTATATTAATCGGGCGGCTGTCCACTTATTTGTATTTTTTTTGAAGTAACCCGGCCAAATCGGCCTCATCTTCTATTTTATAATAACGCGGTTTTTCACCTGTCTTGTATCGCGGAGCGTCCGCGCTCATCATCATCATCGTGGTGAAGTTGACCTTCCACAGCACATCCTTAAGCGGCCAGTGCGTTTGATTGATGATTTGGTGCAGTTGTCCGAAAGGGCTATGAAGGCCTTCTACGTAGCCTTTAACTCCCTCTCCCTCTACTCCTGGCTCAGATTGCTCGGAGCTGTCATCTTCATCCCCCCGAGGAATGTGATAGTATTCATAAAATCCTGCACCCCCGACAGGCTCACCAACATGGCCGCTATTTCGGCGATTTCGCGGCTGTTTAGCTTCCACCTGAGCCACCAGCCCAGCGGCCTGTTAAAGAGCCATCCGCGCCACTTACCGCGAAGCATGCCAATAGCCACAATGCGGCTGGCCGGCACGGCGGTTCGTTCAAATATCTTAATCCAATCGCGCCACTCGCCCTGTTCAATCTCGCCCTCATGGATGTTCATCTTCAGATACATCTTAGAGATGCGCAGCATGTTGCCAATCACCGGACGTTTGACTACCACCGGAATAGATTTCACAAAAAACAACCTCAAGAAAAAAGGGGCCGGGATTGGAACCCGAACCCCTTTATCCAAGATCGTATCGACCGTTTTAATTTCCAGCTCTTCCATTACGCGGCGGGTAGCGTTTTAATTGGCGGCGTTGAGGCATCCTCAGGAACCATAATCTCTCCGGTGATTTCAATCTTAGCAATCTCCGTACGGCTCAGGTTCCAGGTGATTTTACCGTAGAGCATGCAACGGGCAACCTGTATGTTCCAACCCTTTACTGTTTGCACCTCTACCGATTTCTCCTGCGAGAAATTCGAGGTAGGCGATGACCATACATCTGTAGCGGCCTCTCCTCCCAGCCACTCGGCGAGGTTGTCTGCGCTAACATCGATAAGCGTAAACTTAAGCCTTGTGGGGCCCGCGTCGATTACGTTTAAAAACGGATAGCGCGCGTTTTCCTGAAAATGATTGGTTACGTTACTTTCATCTTCGATGAGGTTAACGGTGTCCTTGTAAATTTTGCCCACGCTGGCAAGCGTAGAACCCATGGTGCCACCAATTCCGATGTCACCAATCTGGATGTCTTTACATCCTATTCCATATGTATCTGGCATAACTTTATGATTTTAATTTTGATTTCGATTTGTTTAGCGTGAATTTTTGGAGGTCACGTCCTCCGAAATAAAAGGCTATCTCAAGCAGCGATAAACTCTTAAGTAGCGTGATGTATGCTTCATCAACATTGAATTTTGTTGAGGCACTGTCTGTGAGCATCAGCACCGCAAGCAATAGCAGGGTAAACGCTAAGGTTAGCGGCCTGATGTTTTTACTAAGCCAGCTATCAGAGGCCATGTCATTGGCGTGGCGTTGCGTGATTTGCTCGGCTTCCATTTTATCGCGTTCAAGCAGGAGCTTAGCATCAAGCTTTTGCTTTTCACTAAGTTTGTCCGTACCGTCAATCGCTTCGCCAAGCTTTTGCAGGGCACCAATACCGGTAAGGTTCCCGGCAACTGATAGCAGTTCAGGGGCTACATTCTGTAAGAATGCCCCTACGCGTGTTTTTCCGGTTTCTTCTTTGTAGTTGCTCATCAGATTGATTTGTATGTAATGCTTACCTGCTCACCTCTTTCAATAGCCTCAGCTAATTCAGGGTAAATATCTTTATACGCATTTACAGAACTACCTACAAAGCCTTTTCCCTTTACGTTGCTCTTTGATGTTTCACCCACCAGCAGGCAGCCATCTGTGTCTGCTTCATCGTTGCCTACGTGAATCAAAACATATGTGAAGTTGGGCACATTAACCACCTCAAGCATTCCTTTGTGCATTTCCGGGAATTTTACAAGATACCGCTGATGAAAGCCACCCTCCTTACGCAACCTGAGTGCATAAACCCCCTCCGGGATGCGGGTTTCTCCGGCAACCTTGGTTTCACGATGTTCATCCTCGAGTGTAAAGGCTCTGAATTTGCCATTAATATACAGCATTCCAAGCGTATCATCTTTACCGTGCGAAAACCTGATTACTTCAACATTCATTACTTTTCCCTTCGCTTTTGCTTTAATAACGCCCTAAGGCCTGTTATAATCGTTACGATAAAGGCGGTGGATTGCAGCCAAAAGATGATTTCCTCCTTTTGCCATGCCGAAAATAGCGGCGATATATTCTGTACCCACCAGCCTAAAGTTGACTCAAACAACGGGGCAATGGTACCTGTTATCCATGCTATTGCGGGCACTATCACTCCTTTTATTGTTTTCATAGATTTCATCTGTTTTTGATAAACCCGGAGCGGATCTGCTCCGGGTTCTTACTAACTAAAACTGACTATGAGAAATCTACACGGTTGTGTCTTGTACTATCGCCACCAATCCCTCTACACCACTTCGCATAGGGCGGCCACCGGCGCGCACCAGGAAGGAATAGATATCGGCATAGTAGGTAGGTGAGCCTTCATCGTCGAACATTTCTGTTTGTCCGAGCGCGCGGCATACACTACCTTCATACCAGAGCAGGGCTGCGGCATTGTCTCCGGCAGCTCCCGAGGTAGTCCAGGCTTTTGCTGTAAGCCCTGTGGTGTACCTTGCCGCCTTCGAACGCATCATCACGTTGAAGGTGTAAAGTTTACCTACTTTACCATTGGCGATGTCAGCGGCTTGATTAAAGTTATCAAGCTGTTTGTCTGTCAAACTGTCAAGCAGCTGGTCAAGCATGTCGGCATCTACCAGCGCCCAACGCCCCTCCTGGGGGATGTTTTGCTGGTTAAATTTGGTCATCGCCTTCTTAAAGTCGGCTTTATCGAGGGCTTTCCGGTCACCGGTGGCACTGGGTGTGTGTGCAGCTACCGCGGCTCCCGAGGTGCGTATAATCGCATCACCTGTGGGGCTCCATTTATAGGTAAACTCGTCTGCGACCGACTCGATAAGCTGCGCCTTGTCATTTTTAAGTACACTTTCCCGCTTGTTATAACTCAGCTCTACCGTATCGGCATGAGGTATCTTAATAGGGTTGGTAGTGTACTCATCGAGGTCGAAAGTCAAATCTGTATCTGTACGCGCTGTCACTGATGCAGGGAATGAGCTCCTGTTTTTCACCACTGCGCTAGGGCTTCCTGCATTAGGGATATGTACAGTTTTGTTATTAACGAACTCGTCTGCATTGAATGCTTTACTCATAAACATGTTATCAGCAAAGAGGTTCTCCACAATCGAGGTCATCCAGATTTCCTTTTGCACTGCCATGGCAGCCACGCCCGGCAGCTTAGGCATCAGCGCAGCCCCGGCACTCAATCCTCCGAAAGCCAACAGTGGGTTAATGCCAAGCACTGTGGCGAAAAGTATCGCCATCAGCATGTTAAAAAATAATCCACTTAAAAATTTCATGATATTGTTCTTTTTTTATTAAACCTTTATTTTACTTTCCATTACAATCAGGCATTATGCCTAATCCGCCTGAGGCTTTTTGCCAAACTTTTGCTCAAACTTATCCTCATATACATCAGGATACTTATCCTTCAGCATCACCAGTTTACCGCCTTTATCCAGCTCGTCCCACGACTTAGCCATGAGGCCTTGAAGCTCGGTGTTGTTTTGGCGGTCCTGGTTCTCGATTTGCTGCGAAACAGAACTGCGCTTTGGAATGGCATTGAGCGTGCTCTTGGCACTTTCAAAGTCAGCATCAAAGAGCTTGATGAAATGCTCTTTTGCATCGGCATTTATACGGCCATCTTTTACGGCTGCATCTACAAGGGCCACGCCCTCGGCCTTCTGCTGCTCTTTTGCTTTGTCTTCAAAGCCCTTAATTTTATCCTCCAGGGCTTTGTTCTTATCCTTTAGGGTGACTACCTCAGTCTTGAGCGTGTCACGGTTTTGAATGAGCCCCTCAATGGCTTCCTGCACTTCCTGCTCGGTGGCTTTGTCTGAGAGGTTCAGCATCTTGTTTAATCCCTTCATTGAACTATTATTTTGATTTGAACTTGATTGCGTATCTTTTAGCTTGATAACTTCATTAATGGTATCAGTGGTCTTGATTTTCTCGCCCGTTTCTGCATCATAAAACACCAAACTGTTGTGGTTTGAGCCGATGGTTACGATTGAAGCTTCCCTCACCTTCCACTTGGTAACGGTTGGCAGCGTTTGCCCCTTTTCCATCAACTCCGGATCTTCTGAAATCTCTTCGGGAGGCCATGCGCCTATCGAGGCCATGCGGATAAAATTGCGGTCAACTTTGCCCTTCACTTCCATTGCCCGTTCATCATCTTCATCAAACACCGCCTCAGCTAAAATCTTTCCATCCTCCTTACGGATGTTTTCCCATCTAACGATAGGCATGTCAAAATCATTATGATTGAGCAACCCTACCGGGTTCTTAATGAACTCGTTAAGGTCTGCGCCGTCTGTCAGCATCCTGAAGCCTTGCGTGTTTACGCTCTCGTCATGTAAGATAAATGTTTTAGCCATTGCCTGTGTCTTTTTTCGCGTCATCATGGAACAAAAGTGGCTTAAAGTTTTACTTTAAGCAAACGTTATAACTATCATAGAAACAATTATTACTATGATAAATATTAATTATACTATCATCATAATTAAGTGCTGTTTTTTGTTTTTAAATCTTAAATTTTGCATAAAAATGAAACCATGGGTTTAAAAAATTCTCAGAAAAAAGAATGGGCGCAGTTCCTCATCACAAAGGAAGGAATGACTCAAAAAGAAGCCGCTGAAAAAGTGGGCGTATCGGTGGTTACGATGAATAAGTGGTATCGTGACGGGGAGTGGGCAAGGCTTAAGCAGTCGATGCTGGTAACCAGGCAGGAACAGCTTAACCGGCTGTATATGCAGCTGGAGGAGCTGAACAATCACATCATGAAGAGACCGGAGGGTGAACGCTTTGCCAACAGCAAGGAAGCCGACAGCATCAGTAAGCTTTCGATTGCTATTAAAACGCTTGAGACAGAAGCCAGCATTGCCGACATCGTCGAAGTATCGAAACGCCTGCTTAACTGGATGCGGAAGTATAACGATGAGCGCACCATAGAAGTGGCCAATATTTTTAACGACTTCATTAAAGACACCATGAAATCATGATAAAAAAATTTCAACCGACCGACCGACAAGCCTCACGCAACTGGGACGTCTATTACGAGAGCTTTGTTAAAGATGTAAAGGCTATTGTGAACGAAACGCCAACTGATAAGGCCAAACGCATTAAAAAACTGGAAGCAGACCAAGAGGCATGGAAGCAGTATTATTTCCCTAAGTACATCTATGCGCCGGCAGCGCCTTTTCATATCACTGCCAGTGAGCGGGAATTGACAGACCCGGAGCTCTATGAAGTAAGGGCATGGGCGCGGGAACTAGCTAAGGATGTAGTGGAAATGATGAACACGCTTTACCAGGTACTGGCTCAAAGGAGTAAAAAGAAC